AAGTAAAACAAATTAATAATATATATAATATATAGCAAATAATTTATTAATGATACAATTGTTTTGTCGGAAGGTTTTATATTGAAAGTTTCATTTACAGGTGCTCCAGAATTTATGGATCGTAATGTTGGTTATGGGGAAGCATCCTATCATATCTTTAAAGAGTTTGAGAAGCAAGGTGTTGAATGTTTAATAGGATCACCTAAAGCTAAAATTGGTATTTCTTTTGTGCAGCCCGACCAGTACAGGTTTGGAAAAAAACAATATAAAATCGGATACACTCCTTGGGAGTCAACTGGAATTTTTGATAGTTGGAAAGATCCTTTATCAAAGGATATTGATGAATTATGGACTACATCATCTTGGTGTGGTGAAATGTTTAAAGCACATACTGATAAACCCGTTTTTGTTTATGAGCATGGAATTGAAGATGAGTGGATTCCATTAAAAAGAAAAATTTCACCTGACCGTCCTTTTAGATTTTTACATATTGGAGAACCAGCATTTAGAAAAGATGCACAAATGGTTGTTAATGCATTTACAGAACTTTTTGGAGATGATCCAAACTTTGAGTTAGTTTTAAAATGTAGCAAAATAAATACAACTGCAATTTTTGATCCAGTTAATGGTGGAGTTAAAGGCTCTCCTGGGGCATTTTATCCAAATATAAAAACTATAGAATCATTTTTGTCAACTGAACAAATGAATGGTCTTTATGATCTTTGTGATGTGTTTGTTTATCCATCATGGGGAGAAGGGTTTGGTTTTAATCCGCTTCAAGCAATGGCTAAAGGTATTCCTACAATTTGTACAAGTGCTTGGGCATCATATGCAAGATATATAACAGCCCCACTTGATTCTGAAAAAGTTTCTTCACATTGGCCTCAGACACATCCTGGAGATATGTATAGACCAAGTTATGAACAATTAATTTCTTATATGAAAGACATTGCTGAGAACTATGAAAAATATAGTGACCTAGCTTACAAAAATGCCTTTTTGGTGCATAAAGATTACAACTGGGAGAAAGTTACCAAGCCTGCTGTTCAAAGGCTAAACGAAATTTACCAAAATCTTTAAAAACTTGATTTTGTAAAAATCGTTGTGGTACACTTAAGTTCTAAATCTAAAATCCAAGGAGTAACATGTCTAAAACTATTGAAAACCCGTATGAAAATTTTATTGCACTTTCTCGCTATGCCCGTTGGCTAGAAGATGAGAATCGTCGTGAAACATGGGGTGAAACAGTAGACCGTTACTTTAGCTTTATGCTTCACCAGTTGAAGACAAAACATAATTATGTTCCAAATGAAGATCTTGTTGAAGAACTTCGTGATGCAGTATTTAATCGCAACGTAATGCCATCAATGCGTTCTGTTATGACTGCAGGAGTAGCACTTGAAAGAGAAAATGTTTCTGGATATAACTGTGCATTTCTTCCAGTAGATAATGCTCGTTCATTTGACGAAGCAATGTATATTCTTATGTGTGGAACTGGTGTTGGATTCTCTATTGAGTATAAGTACATCAATAAACTTCCCGCCCTTCCAGAAACGCTTGAGAAGTCTTCTACAACTGTTATAGTCGGAGACTCTAAGGAAGGTTGGGCAAAGGCTTACAGAGAGCTTCTAGGGCTATTGTGGGCTGGACAGATTCCTCAGATTGACATTAGCAAGGTTCGTCCTTCAGGTGCTCGTCTTAAAACAATGGGTGGAAGATCATCAGGACCTCAACCACTAGTAAATCTATTTGATTTTACAATTCAAGTATTCAAAGGAGCACTTGGTCGTCAACTAAAGCCAATTGAATGTCATGACATTATGTGTAAGATTGGTGAAGTTGTTGTTGTTGGTGGTGTTCGTCGTTCAGCAATGATTTCACTTTCAAACATCAACGATATTGAAATGGCACAGGCTAAGGCAGGTAATTGGTGGGAGAAGAATTCTCAACGTGCATTATCTAATAACTCTGTAGCATATTCACGTAAGCCAGAGATGCAGCAGTTTATTGCAGAGTGGAAATCTCTTTATGATTCAAAGTCTGGTGAGCGTGGCATCTATAACGTAGCAGCAGCACAAGCACAAGCAGCAAAATATGGTCGTAGAAGCCCAGATATTCACTATGGAACAAATCCATGCTCTGAGATTATTCTTCGTCCTTATCAATTCTGTAATTTGTCAGAGGTTGTTCTCCGTGAGCATGATACTGTTGAAGATGTTGCTCGTAAAGTCCATTTGGCATCTGTTCTAGGAACTTGGCAATCAACACTTACAGATTTCAAATATATTCGTAAAATTTGGAAAGATAATACAGAAGAAGAACGCCTACTTGGAGTTTCTCTTACTGGTCAATTTGGGCATAAGTTTTTCTCAGGTCAGGAAGGCTTAGAAAAGCTTTCAACAGTTCTAGATGATCTTAGAGAACAAGCAGTAATGACAAATATAGCTGAAGCAGAGAAAATTGGGATTCCCGCATCAGCAGCAGTAACTTGCGTTAAGCCTTCAGGTACAGTTTCCCAATTGGTCGGGGTGTCTTCAGGAATGCATGCATGGCATTCAGATTATTATATTCGCACAGTTCGTGGGGATAAGAAAGATCCAATTACNCANTTNCTTAAGGATACGGGTATTCCTGCCGAAGATGATGTAATGAAGCCAAATGATACAACCGTATTTTCATTTCCAGTAAAGGCACCAAAGCATGCCATTACTAGAGATAAGCTTTCTGCAATTCAGCAGCTTGAGGTATGGCTTGTATACCAACGCCACTGGTGTGAGCATAAGCCTTCTATTACAGTATCTGTAAAAGAAGATGAGTGGATGGAAGTAGGTGCTTGGGTATATAAAAATTTTGATGAAGTGTCAGGAATTTCTTTTCTACCAAAGTCTAACCATTCTTATGTTCAAGCTCCCTACCAAGAGATAACAAAAGAAGAATATGAAGAAGCACACTCTAAAATGCCAAAAAATATTGATTGGTCAGCATTATCTTTATATGAATATGAAGACAATACAACAGGATCTCAAAATTATGCCTGTATTTCTGGAGAATGCGATATTGTGGATATTGGTAAATAATACTTCTGTATTCTGATAATTATGCTATAATTGTTATATGGTAATAAAAGCATACAAAGGTAACACTAAGCCTATTTACAAAGGAATAGATTATACTGGTAAAAAAATTGCTGGCTGGTGGTGGAGGCGGTGCTTCTACGCTTGGTACTGCTGGCAATGGTGGTAACGGCGTTGTCTTTCTTTACTACTAAGGAGCAATAATGAATTACAGATACGAATACCTTTCAACCTGTTGCAATACTGGCTACATGGAGACACGCAATGTGAATGACCCACAGGTTAATACCGTATGCGTTCAATGTGGGCAGGGTAGCTATACTCTTATCAATCAAACTCTTATTTCAGGAGAATAAATGTCACAGTTAATGTATTACGACACAGATTTGGGATAATGGTTGCCTGTTATATTTGTAGTTCAAAGATTAACTCAAGAAAAAAATAATACTCTTATATCAAAAGCAACTTTACAAGATCTACAAGAATAGGATATAATAAATAGGTGAATCTAGTTCAAAGATCTATTGAAAATGGTGGTAAGTTAGCACCAATTGTTATAAAAGAAGGATTAAATAAAGGTACAGGATTAATGAATCCCTCCATATTTATAGATGATGATGGGGATATCTTAGTTAATCTAAGACATGTTAATTATTCGTTATATCATGCTGAAAAAGATATGAAATTTCCTTCAGCGTGGGGACCTTTGGCATATCTTCATCCAGAAAAAGATATGAATCTTAGAACACATAATTATTTGTGTAGACTTGATAAAGATTTAAATATGACTGATTATACTTTAGTTGACACTAATAGTCTTGATATCCCGCCACTTTGGGAATTTGTGGGATTAGAAGATGCTCGTATTGTTAAGTGGGATAATAAATATTATTTAATTGGCGTTCGTAGAGATACAACTACAAATGGTCAAGGTCGTATGGAATATTCTGAAATTAAACTTAACAAGAAAAAGTGGACTGCAAAAGAAGTATCAAGAGTAAGAATCCCTACAACTGGAGATGACTCTTCATATTGTGAAAAGAATTGGTATCCTATTATAGACAAACCATTTCATTTTGTTAAATGGACTTCACCTACTGAAATTGTAAAAGCACTTCCAGAAAATCCGCCAAATATTGAACAAGTTTCTAATAAAGAATCTTTAAAAACTTTTGTAGATCAACGAGGCGGATCTGCAATGATTCCTTGGAATGATAAATATAACATTTCAGTATCTCATGAAGTAAATCTTTGGAATAATTATCTTAATCAGAAGAATGGTACATATCGTCATAGACTTTGTGTTTGGGATAAAGATTATAATTTAGTTGGGCTATCTCCAGAAAGCTTTTCATTCCTTGATGCATATATTGAATTTTGTGCAGGTGCAGCAAAACTTGAAAATGATTTATTGTTAACATTTGGATTTAGTGATAATGCAGCATTTGTTTTGAAAGTGCCAGAAAATGTTGTTGAAGAAATGATTATGGAGGCATTGACATATGGAAACAATTGAAGAATTAATTTACAATGCATCTAATGATATGTTTAATCCAGAACATAATTTTAATATTGCAAAAGAGTATGAAGCAATTGGACAAACTGCTGCAGCAATGTCATTTTATTTAAGAACTGCAGAATATGGATTTGATTCTCATCCGTCTTTAGTTTATGCATCATTAATTAGAATTTCATATTGTGTTGCAGATCAAAGTGGGCGGGAGCATACATTAGAAAACTCCCTATTTCAAGCAATTCAATATATGCCTAATAGACCAGAGGCCTACTTTGTTCTTTCTAGATATTATGAAAGATCTCAAAAATGGCAAGAATGTTATATGTTTGCTGAATTAGGATTACTTCATACTTCAAAGGTTGATTCCCTTAAAATAGATGTTGAGTATTATGGTCGGTATTGCCTAGAATTTGAAAAAGCTGTATCAGCCTGGTGGATTGGAAGAAGAGACGAATCTAAAATTATATTTAATAGATTAATTGAAGAAGATATTCCAGAGCATTATAAATCATCAATAAAGTATAATTTAGAAAGATTATAAAGTCTAAATAAATGCATTTTTTTATTAGTGTGGTATATTTATAACATATGAGCCTACAAACCACCAAGGGTTTTAATTACCCTCAATATACTGATACTCCCGATGTTCCAAGGGATATCTATGCATTGGCTTCTGAAATTGATAATTATTTAACTGCAAATAGAGGACCTCAAGGTATTCAGGGTTTTCAAGGCCTTCAAGGTTTACAGGGTTTACAGGGTACTCAAGGCACACAAGGTGTGCAAGGAACACAAGGATCTCAAGGAATACAAGGCCTTCAAGGTTTACAGGGTACTCAAGGCACACAAGGTGTGCAGGGAACAACAGGCGGTACTGGTTCACAAGGCCTTCAAGGTTTACGGGGTACTCAAGGCACACAAGGTAACCTAGGTAATCAAGGTGTGCAGGGAACAACAGGCGGTACTGGTTCACAAGGCGCACAAGGAACTCAGGGCATTCAAGGCCTTCAAGGTTTACTTGGAGCGCAAGGGTACCTTGGTAATGCTGGTGCACAAGGTGCTCAAGGTACACAAGGTTTACAGGGCACCTCAGGTGCTCAAGGAACAGCGGGCGCGCAGGGTTACTTAGGTAATGCTGGTGCTCAAGGAACTCAAGGAACCCAGGGTCTGCAAGGAATACAAGGATTACAAGGAGCGCAAGGCGCACAAGGAACTCAAGGGACTCAAGGTACTTCTATTCAA